TGTAAGTTTCTGGGTGAATTTTTCTTAGCTTTTGAAGAACTTTATCCTGAACAGTTGTTGGAGATTCACTATCGTTAGAAATTTCTGGAGTGTAATCAGCGATAGAGAATGTAAGGTCATCATTCATTTTCATAACCATTTGAGTTCCCATTCTTCCAGACCTAGATTTTTCAATGGTAATAAATCTACTGGAGCGACCAACTTTATTTACCTGTTCCTGAGTAGGTTTAGATAGTTTCCAAGTTTCATCAACAGCATCTCTGATAGCAGATGTCCCTCTAAATCCACCATTCTTATTGGCATGATGAATTATAAGAATCGTAGTTTTAGGGAAAAGAACTCCATTATTTCTGGTAAGCCAATATAAAGGTTGAGCAAAATCTGATTTGTTTTCATCAAAAGCTCTACCGCCACTACAACCAATGAGAGAATCAATAACAACTAACTTAGGATTATGTTCCTGCATTAACTTGATGAACTGAGCATACCTTTGTAACTGCCAATCAGTTTGAATTTTTACGTTGCTATCAACAGGAAGATTTACTTCTTCAAGTTGTTCTTTTAACTGAGAAAGAGGTTGATCTCCATTCAATAAAAGAACTGGCCCTTTTTCTACAGGAACTTTACTGCCCCTAACAAGGAAAGGATCTCCAGTAGCAATATGTTTTGCCATTGTCCAAGCACTCATGGATTTACCATCACCACCTGCTCCGTAAATAAGAACAACTGAAGGAGTGGGAAGAATATCAGGTATCAAGTATTCCCTCTGAATATCTAAAGCATAAAGGTCAGCTAAATCTAGGATACCTTTTTGGCTTTCATATTGAATTTGGTCAACAATAAGTTTTTCCAAAGATGACTGATCCCTATAACCTGCTTTTAATGCCAAAGTATTTAACTTGTAGTTCATCTCAGCAGGATTATCTAAATCAAGAATATTTTTGGCACGTTTAATGACCTCACCAAAATCAAGAGTAGAGGTTCTAATTTCCTGAACTTGTTTATCTTCAGCTTGGCTAACAATCTTTTTGTTTTCAGCAGAGAATCTATGTCTTTCAGGATCTTCTCTATCAGCTAACCAGATAAGAGTGCCTAAACCAATACCACCACTTTTAAATGAATACCAAGCAGTAGTACAGGGAGTATCGTGATCTCCTGCATCTTCCCATTCTCCTGCAAAGTCAGGATCTTGAGATGACCAGAAAGACCATAATGCCAAACCCATTTCACTAGGAAGGGCAGAATGAATTGCCATTCCAACTCTGACCCAATGTTCTCTACTACCTAAACCTTGATGAGAAATAACGGAAAGACATTCATGGATAATCTGAGAGATTTCATCTTCAGTTCTATCACTAAAATCTAAGTCTTTTTTATTTTGAACTGGTTTTGGAGGAGCTTTCATCTCGGCTAATAACCAAGCAGGAGCTACAGGTATCTTGAAAAGATCTCCAGTTAATTTGTAGAAGCCTTCTTCTGAACTATGTCCACCGGGGTAAGCACCATAAATAACACCCTGCCTTCTTCCCCAAAGTATTTCATAATTACCACCATCTTCTTTGCGAAGCCCATGGCCTTTCACATCACCCCATAAAGCCTCTGGAACGGTAAAGATATATTTTGCTGCGTCTTTCTTTGTAGAAGTAATCTTAGGAGCACCTATAAGCGTTTCAGACCATTTTCTTTTTAATACTGCGTGATCTTTATCAATATCAAGAATTACAATCCCTTTTCCTCTAATTCCTGTATAAAGTCCAACAGCTTGAAGGTCAGGATTCTTCTCTATTGCTAGTTCTAGGTCGTGGTTATCAAAATCTCTTTCCCATGATTCTTCCAAAGGATTCTTGCCAGTAGCCTTTCGACCTGACTTCATTAAAGAATCTTTTTTATATATTGGAGCGTAGACTAGGTTTTCGGGTAGAGTCTTGACGAAATTAATAATTGTCATGTATCATTCTATTAGGGTAAGTGAAACCTCTGAACTTCTGTTTTGTTATTGAACAGATTTCGGAGGTTTTCTTAGTTTAGGTCATTTACAAATCAGGGTCAAGCTATTAGAATGAGATTGTGCAAAGATATTTTGCCCATTGATTACAAACGCTATTTAACAATTTCACATTTATGAAATTTTCAGCCACTTTTGAAGAAAAAGTCAAAAAAGCAGAAGAACAGGGTGATCGCCCACTCGTTTCTTCTTATTTAAACCCATCAAAGGTTGATCCAAAAGAACCAGTTTCTTTCGCATTATTGGAAGAAGATCCCCTAATCTTTTGGAAGATCTACGGTGAATCTGTTCACGGTGAAAAAGGTAAATCTTTTAGATTCTTAAAAAAACCCACAGAAGAAGAAATTCTAACTGAAATGGGTGGTTCATATACAAGAGGAACAAAATTCCAAAGTACAGAACCAGCAGATCCAAGAGAAACTTACGTTTGGCCTATCTTTGATTACAAGAACAAAATGGTTCGTATCTTAGAAGCAGACCAGTATCAGATTCTTAGCAAGATCAGAAAACTATCTTTAAACAGAAAGTATAAAAATCTCATGGCATGGGATCTTTCTCTTTCATTAGATAGAGAAGGAGGTCGTTGGAATTACGATATTCAAATCGAACCACAAGATGAAGATGATCAACCTGAGTTGGAAGCAGCTTGGGAAAAAACAAAGTCAAAAGGCTTTGATTTAACAAAACTACTATCTTACGAAGATCCATTCGGAGGCTAATAGAAAAGGGTCATTGCCCATACGAAAAGGAACTGTCAGATCAACCTCTGGCAGTTTTTTTATGTAAAGATATTGTTGCAAAGACATACTATATATATTAGAATGATGCCATATATATTATTTATCATGACTCAATCACCTGACCCTTATGCTTTACATAGGATTTCTATTCAAATAACAAAATCACAGTACGAATTATTGAATGAGCATAAAAGACCTGGAACTTCTATCTCTGAATTAATTAGAAGAAGTATTGATACTTACTTTGCACCTGTAATGAAAAATAAATTGAGTGTCCATTCTTCCAGACCTGAAGTTATTGAACATAAGGAGGAAATAGCTATATAAATGCAAAGACTTAGTTTTTTAAACCTTCAAAGTTACATTCAAGAGAAAGGATTTATAGTTTTAGATCATTGTTATAAATGCGATAAAATCAGTTACAGATCCGAAGAAGAAGCAAAAATCATTGCAGCAGATATGCGAGCCAAAGGAAAAGGTCATTCATATACTTACGAGTGTCCGAAAGGAAATGGTTGGCATTTAACTTCAATGAAACCAAAAAGTGATAATGTCCTTAAATTCAGAAGAAAAAGCCATTCATATAGAAATAAAAAAGGTTGGTAACGATTATGAGTATTTATTTCAGATCATCAATGGGAATAAATTTCCCTAAAGCTCCATATATAGGTCAGGTTCACTACGATTTTGACCTAAAAAGAACTTTTAGATATGAAGAAAAAGATTTTGGAGATTGTATTCTAAAATCTACAGTAGATTGGTTTCATTGGGTCGATATAACCGAAGAAGATTTATGAATACTCCAGAATCAGTTTCAAGAGATCAGTTAAGAGTTGAGTTAACAGCGAGACAAATCAGAAAAAATCGTGCAGAAGATTGGAGATCTAACTGCATGATGATGTACAAATATGAATCTAATCTTTATATGAGAAATATGATTACATGGCTTATGGAAGGGTATGCTTGGGTCGGTACTTCAAGAGCTACATATATTCTAAGTAATCAAGGGAATGAAAAGGCTAGAGAAAATGTAAAACAAAAACTTTATAGATGTAAAACAAATTCAGTAAGATCAGGTTTCATTGAAAATAAACATTGGAAAAAAGACACTCAAATAAAATGGAACATTTTAGAAATTTTATTGTTATTTCCTCCGAGTAATGAAGAAGTTGAAAACAGTAAAGTGTTTAAGATCTTTGAAGATTTATCTAAAAATAAATTAGATTTAATTAATGAGATAGGAGAAGATGAGTTATTAAAACAGCTACTTAGGTTCAGCTTGAGTAGTTAATAATTTGTAATATTTAAAATAGCTAACGGATGTATCTTTTTTTTAGAAGAAGTTTAAACAATCAAGTACATTCGTTGAATGTTAAACAAGTTAAAACAAGAACCTTTAGTATGACTAGGTTTTTTGTATGAACTAGCTGCTATATTTTAATTATTCACAGTATTGTTAATGATTAATTTAATGAAACAGATACTTTTCTATCCGAATGTAGAAAGTATTTTACCTCGATCCTCAACAGAGGAAGCTCTACGAAGATTTGAAACTTACTTACCAAGTTATAAATTAGAAAGTTTTGATAATTTCGTTTCAATTTTTTGGGAATTTGTAACTGGAGAGATTGAAGAAGAACATCAATTTCGATATGGTCATATATGGATAGATGCTTTAGTTATATTGGCAATAAGATTTAGACCATATTATTTTTACGATGAATAATGACTATCTTGCAATTCAAGCGTAGGCCAGCTAAAGTTAAAAAAAATCTTTATAGACAAATGACTCTTGCCTTACCTCAAGATCAGGACAGGCAAACATTATTAGCAGGATTACGTCATTCGTCATTGGTGCGTGATGATTCTGGTCAGCACCGAGTTTATAGAGATGAGGAAGAGAGAGAATATCATTCAGTAACTTCGATATTAAAACATACTGCACCTGCTGAACAAAAAGCAGCCCTAATGAAATGGACTAAAAAACCAGGTTCAATAGAGTATAGAGATTTAGCTTGCAGTATTGGTACTGCGGTTCATTCATATTGCGAGAGAATTTTAAAAAGAGCGTCTATACTAGCTATAAATTCAGCAAACAAACGCAATGGTTGGAAAACTTATGAAGATGGCTTGGCACGGCCTAGTCAAGCAATCACAACTTGGGCATTACAAAATGCCATACATGGTAAAAATAAAGTCGAGGAACAATGGGCGTGTAGTGAGTACACCCGAAATATACAACCCTTTTTAGAAGATATAAAAGCCATTCATCTTAGTGAATTTAATGTAAACCATTCATCAGGATATGCTGGTCAATGTGACGCTTTAATAGATACAGAAAATCCTGACGGCCATTCAGAACTGACGATAGTAGATTTCAAAACATACGGAAAAGATACAGATAAACCAGAGAAATATTTACAGGATCATTTATTACAGATAGGAGCGTATAACGAAGGATTATATGAAAAAACTGGAGTTCGAGCAAAAAGGGGATTGATATGTATAATAAGGAAGAACGGATTACAACTTCGATGGGTAACAGCTATGGAGTTGATAGGTTGTGGTGCGTTATTTAAAGAGAAGGTAGCAGAGTTTCAAGATATGGTGAAAAAAGATTTATTAGTAGCAGCTTAATCAGGTCTAGAGAAATCTTGATTAGTAATAAGAATCCAACGTGGTTTATCTAATCGTTGAAATAATAATTCTGCATCAGGAATAATAAATTCAAAAATATCTTCTGTCTCTGGGTAGTAAAAAATCTGACCTTTATAAGGATTTTTAGGAAAGTTAATTTTGTTCATGTTGTTTTTTAGCAATTTCGGTATTAATAGTCTGAGCTAAGATGTATGGTTCGTATTTCAAGTCTAGGTCAAGAGACTCTCTGGCATATTGAAATTTATCAATATTACCAGAAAGAAAATCATCATCTAAAGCACCACGTTTAATTTGATATTCGTAGTATTTACCTTTAGGCATAATCCTGTAATTTTGAATGTTTACTTTTTTCTATAAACCAATCGTATTTATCTATCATAGCTTTGCAGTTTTGACAGCCAAGTGCTGACCAAGAAAGATGATAGATAGTAGCAACTGAATTACACTCAGGACATTTTATTAATGCCCCTGAGTATCTCTTGCACCTAGAATAACGTGTCATTGGAACGAAATCAGTCATAATCCATCATGCCATTTTGTACCGAAGCTAGACATCATTTCGTGATCATTTGGTTCGAAATCAGGATCTAGTCTTACTTTATCTATGTATGGAAGATCATCCCATTTGATAGCATCATCACTAAACTTTTTTAATTCAGCAATTACTTCTTCTTGTGTGAAGTTGCGATTGATAGCATTATCACCAAAAGCAATTTCATAAACTTCTTCAATAAATTGGTCTTTAGTCATTTTGTAATCTCCATATAAGGTGAGTTAAAGTCATCAAAGTATTCTCCATTATCCTTCCACCAATCGACTATATAATCAGAATCTAGAAGAATAAAAGTAGGTTCAAACAGTTCAGGATTTTGAGACATATAATTGTGATACCACTCTGCAAAGTCTTCATGTAATTCATCATGTACTTTGTAGTGTTTAGCAATTTCTATTGCATGGTTTTTACAATAGTCTTCAAAGTCAGAAGCTTTTTGGATCGTATCCATTTCCTGCATAACTTGATCTGGTAATGGGTTGTCAATCATAATTCGCTAGCGAAATTCTCAGTTGAAATTAATTTTTTTAAGGTAAGTATTATTTAATATAGCTCCAATTTTTCTTCGTAACTCATCATCTTTTTCATCTTTAGCTTTATGATAATCTCGAATCAAATCTTGATAAATTTCAGATTTTAATTCAGATTTATGTTGTTGAATAATAGACTCTATAGGTTCTATATCGTACATTTCTTCAACTTTAGAAATCCACTTGTAAACTGTTTTATCGCTTACGCAATAATCAGCAGCTAACTTACTGGCGATCTTAGTTTTCTTTACATTGGAACGTAACATCTCTGCTATTGCTTCAAATGCTTCATCTCTACTATCTGTAATATTCATGATTGCTCCTCCTGTTTTTCAAAAAATTCAATAGTTGTACTATTAAGATCATTAGTGGTAACTGGTTCAAATTCCCACGGGCAATCGTTATCAAGTAACCATTCGTATAGTTTTGAACTATTCATTGAGCCATCTCCCAGAAAAGACGTTTAGCTCTTCTTGCTGCAATAATTTCAACTTCCCTAGTAGATAGGGAAGGAAATCTTTCTGAAACAGATTGAATCTGTTCATCGAATAGAGATTCTAGGATCTCAGTATTAATTGAATTACTCATAAATTTTTACCAAGATGATTGATAGTAAAAGTTATCGAAATTTTTACCTGCTTCTGCATTTTCTTCATACTCAAATAACTTATCAAGAGTATCTTTGGTACGTTTCAAGTCTTGATAGTACCAATCGTCATATTCTTCTGTACCGAAGAAGCAACCGTCATTATCAGTAGGTAATAATTCTATTGCTTTTGTTCTTTTTGCAACTGGAGTTTTGATTTCAAGAATGGTATTAATACGATCTAATAGCATTTTTAAATCTCCTGTAGATACATAATGACGTTGGCAGTTGTCATTACCTTCTTGGCAGTTATCAACAAAGAACTTATGTATAGCATTAGCTTTTCTCCAAGTAATAATCGGAAAAGTATAAGTTAGATGGTTGTATTGATGTTCTATTGGAGCGTCTTGTAACCCAACAGCGTTAAGAGCATCTTCCAATTCTGGAGATCTTTTAACTTGAACTTCTTTACCTTCTCTCATTTCAACATACTGCTCATCAGTAGGTTGTATATATGCTCTTGTACTGAAAGAGGCTTCTAGGTACATATCAAGACCCATTAGTTTTTACCTCTTGTAATAAATGATGTAATTTGTTGAACTGAAAAGAATAAATCTTTGATTCCATCTTTCATAGCTATCATCCCTTCTTTCATGGACTTATTAACTGTTTGTTGGTTCGTTGCAAAGCTAAGACTAGCTTCGGATAGCATTTTCATAGAAGTTTCAAGTTTTGAAAGAGTTTTTTGTTGCTCTTGTAAAACTTCTAAGATTTTTTTCATATCTCTATCCATTAGAAAGAATCCTCCATAGATAATTTGACTTGACCAACTGTATTTCCGTTAATGTCTCTGAGCTTTGTTTCAAGTTCCCATGAGGTATCTGGATCGACTACAGTTTCGATAGCGTTTGCATAGCTTTTTAAAATGCGAGCAATCTCTGATCCCAAATTGGAATCAGAAAAAGCGGCATTATCTGTATTTATTTTGATGTTTAAATTAGTCATTACTTTTTACCTCCTTGTAAAGAAATTCCTGTAATAGCTGCTCTTAACCATTGGTACGCTTCACGTTTGGTAAGTCCTCTTGCAAGGTCAGTAACTCCTCCACCTTCATTTACTGTTTGCATAATACAGGTGTATCCATATTCACCTCTGGTATGAATATTCCCAATATTGGCTTTTTTATCAGTCCAATATTCTGTAGGGTTGTTTGTTAATTTGTTGAGTATTTCAACTTGAAATTCAACATCTTTGTTTGAAATGCGGTTCATAGTTTGGGTAAGTGAACTTAGTATTAATAATAGTATATATATGGCGCTATCGTCAATACATTATGATATATTAATAATATTATATATGTCTTATCATGAGTCTAATTAAGTCTTACCTTCTCTCTATTCAAGAAATGGGTTACGATCCATACAACTTGAAAAATTTATCCTCTGAAGAATGGGATAAACTGATAACCAGAGCTTTGAAATCTGATAGAAAATTATATGAACTCTTAATCTTAACAAGATGTAAATTCAGAAAAGAGCCTAATTAAAGGCTTTATAAATACTTGCTCATATCAGGTAAATCTTTAATAGTAAAATACCCGTACTCCTTAGAAAGCCTTGAAACTGTGTCTTTTGGTTCGTAATCGTCATTCTGAAACTCTACAGCTTCAAATCCTCGATCTTCTACAAAATCCACTAATGATTTTTGATCCTTAGTGCTTGCGATATGTCCGCAAGCTCCGAAAGGATCAGCAATTAATAAAACATTTAAAGCCATAATTTTTTAATAATTAGTTTTTTTTAAAAAGAAAAGGAGCTTAAAGCTCCTCTATCTTGACTAGTGTGTATTCTTCTTGTTCGATCGCTTCTCGTTCTTCTTCTGAAATAGAATAAGGAGAATGTTCGATTTGAAATTGTACACGCCTTTCAACTTCTTCTGTAATATAGTCTTGCAATTCATCCCAAAAATCAAAAGTTTTAACTTCTGGCTTTGAGTCTAAATAACAAACTGCATGAGTTAATCTATACATAATAATTTTTTTATAAAAAGAAAAGGGTAAATTTATTCCCCATATGCTGATTCATGCCAAATTTTAAGCGTTTCTTGAACGTCTAAAGGACAATCAGTCCAGGTATTATTTCGGATCACCCAACCAAATTCTAGAATGGTTGGGATGATTTCTTTATTTTCTATGTAGTGCTTAATCATTTTTTAGCTCCATAATTTTTTCATTGATTTCTTCAATGTTTATCTTTGGATCGTTCCAAGATATGCCGTCTCCCGTTGTATTTGCCCAATCCCAATTAGCATCAAGATTGTTGAATACACCGCTTTGAAGTTTTTTAATAAAATCATCAAAGTTTTTAACGCTTTGCATCATCATGATTGAATAATAAAAATATTCATTATCCAACCACAATGCCGCGTTCCAAGTTTCGTAATTTGTCCAACCGTTGTAAGTTGTTTCAGTCATTGAGAATCTCCGAATAAGTTTGTAATCTTTCATTTTGAATCTCCGAAAATGTAGAGAATAATAAACTCCCTACATAAATTGGAAATGACATTGAAAATAAAACTACGATAAGTTTTAATTTATTCATTGTTTGTTAGTTCCTTAAATTCTGGATCGTAAATAATTTTTCTTTCTGGTTTTGGGAAAAGATCAAATGTCTTTCCCCAATCGCAACCAGCGAAAAAGATTTCATATTCTTCTTCAGACATTAGAAAAATATTCTCCTAACGATACGCTGAAAAAGATTTGGTTTCCTTATCTTCAAATATTGTCCTTTGGGTAACGTGTAAACGTTTCCTTTTGGTTCATCAATTCTAAGACTTGAAAACAGAGGTAAGCTAGGCTCGCTAAGAACTTGTACTTTATGAATGTAATTGGGACGAACTTTTGTTAGTAGCTCGCAATATTCCAAAGCGTCTTTCTGATGCTTACGAATGTTTTTTTCGCTTGCATCTTCCCAACCGTTCAAAGCTCCTCGATAGGTCATAACTGCGTAGGTCATGTAATTCTTTGGGTAAGTGAATAAGGATAATTGATAATAGATAACAATTACCTGTAGAGCTGTAGTAGGGCTTCGAGTACTTCTTGAGAGAGGGAAAAGAACCCAACAGTTAGTTAAGGGTTGTTTTACTCCTCTAGTTCGCATGAGTGCTACAACTCTAGAGGTAAGTGATTATCAAGCTATGAAATAATTTTTAGATTCTCCCGTAGCCTCAGTTCCTACCAAGCCAAGAAACTTATGAGAGAGTTTCAGAGATCACAAATGGTAGGAGCGAACAAGTCGCAAGTGACAACCCAATAGGGAAAAAATAAATTATTTGTTTTTCAAGTTTCGAGATAGAATCTCTCCCACCTCATGTATTAATTATAACATCACTATAACAGCATAGCAAGGTAATATGTGACATATCAATAGATCAATTATGACATCATAATAGATCAAATGTTACATATCATATGATAGGGGGTAGTGTATCAAATGTTACTAACTATATAGCCATGTCGGGTACCTTAAATATATATCCCAAATCTTTGTTACTAATAAGTATGTACTACTGCTGTTCTACTTTTATTGACAGTTGAGGTGCTTGAATATTGACTGTCTCTACAGACTCACCAATAACTTTGCCTAAAGAATCTAGAATTTGTGCTGCTGTTTGTAATTGACCTTTTGAAACTGCTTTATTAAATAATCTCACTCTCATCGCTTGAAGTCTTGGAAGCATATTATCTCTATCTTTTTCCCAATCTTCGTTATTCCATTTTTTAACTCTGTTCCAATCGTTCCAAGCTGAAGTCTCTCCAATGCCTTCAATCTTTGCATGCTCTAGAACTAGCTGTCTGGTTGTCTTACCATCTAACTGTCTTGAATATAAACGCTGACTTCTAGCCTGGATATGCTCTTGAGTATTAGGAGCAAACTTAGCTCTTCTCTTCTGCTTTACTTGTTGTTCTTTAAAATCTTCTGGAACGAAACCAGATAAAATAGATTCAGCCACGGACTCAATCAGATAGGTTAATAACTGAATGATAACCTAGAAATTGCAATTTAGGCTATAACTAGGGGGTATTAGTTGAAAAAATTTGTTATTTTTTAGTGTATGGAGTTAAAAACGAGCAATTATTCACAAATTAATTCAATTAAATCGCTTTATAACCTTTCAAATGAATTAACGAACACGCATATGGGGACAAAAACCGAGCCAATAACACTAAGGCATGCACAGGGGCAGGTGTTTAATTCAGAAAAAAGATTTAGAGTCTTAGTAGCAGGGCGAAGGTTTGGGAAATCATATTTAGCTTGTATCGAGTTACTTCGTGGAGCGATTAATAGACCTGGAGAGGTTTATTTCTATTGTGCACCGACATATCGAATGGCAAAAGACATTGCATGGAAGGAATTAAAGAAATTAGTGCCGAAGGTGTGGGTCAAGGCTAAAAATGAGACTGATTTGAGATTAGATCTGATTAATGGATCAAGCATTGAGTTGAAGGGAACAGAAAATGCGATGGCATTGAGGGGTAGAAGTTTAGCAGGGGTTGTTTTGGATGAAGCTGCATTTATGGATAAAGACGTATGGGCAGAAGTTATAAGACCAGCTTTAGCGGATAAACAGGGATGGGCATTATTTATTAGTACACCAGATGGAACTGCTAGTTGGTTTTATGATATGTGGTGTTTTTGCGGAGAAACTGAGAGGGATGATTGGACTCGATGGAGTTTTACTACTATTCAAGGGGGAAATGTAAAGGCTGAAGAGGTAGAAGCAGCTAGGGGTCAATTAGATGAGCGAACATTTAGACAGGAATTTGAAGCTAGTTTTGAAAATCTTACTGGTTTAGTCGCTGTTAGTTTTAGCGATAACAATATTGATAAGGAAGTACAAGATCTACATATGCTGCCTTTGTTAATTGGACTAGACTTTAACGTAGATCCGATGGCAGGAGTTTGTGCGGTAAAACATAATGATTGTCTTTATGTTTTTGATGAGATCATGTTGACGGGAGGGGCAACAACTTGGGATTTTGCGGAGGAGGTTACGAGAAGATACGGAGTGGATCGAAGAGTAATTGCGTGTCCTGACCCTACGGGTAATGCAAGAAAGACAAGTGGGGTAGGTGTTACAGATCATACGATCTTAAGAAGGAATGGTTTTACAGTAATGGCACCAAAATCTGCCTGGAAGATCAGAGATAAGATAACTGCTGTCAATACTGCTTTGTTAGATGCTGATGGAAATCAGCGAACATTTATCCATCCTCGATGTAAAGAATTGATAAAAGCGTTAAGAACTCTGACATACGCTCCAAATACAGGGATGCCTAATAAACACCTGGGGGTTGATCATGCGTTTGATGCTTTTGGTTATTTATGTTTGCAGCAATTTAATTTAGCGAAACCAGAGACATTAGGACAGACTTCGTTTAGAATTTACTAAGATACTTCTTTCTTATGGCTTATGGTTATGGTGGGTCAATGAAATCCACAACAAAAAAGAAAAAAAAGAAGAAAGGAGGTAAAAAACGTGGCGAATGTACCTGTAAATAAAGCTTTATACTCTAGAGTAAAATCAGAAGCAAAACGTAAGTTTGCTGTTTATCCTTCTGCCTACGCTAATGCTTGGTTAGTCCGAGAGTATAAAAAGCGTGGTGGAACTTACCGAGTGGAGAAAAAACGTGCCACAAAAAAGAAAAAGTAGTACAAGTCCTAGAGCTAAAGGTGGTTTGACACGTTGGTTTAAGGAAAATTGGGTTGATGTTAAAACTGGCAAACCTTGTGGTCGTACAAAAGGAGAAAAAAGAGGATACCCAGCGTGTAGACCAAGTAAACGTGTCTCAAGTAAGACACCTAAGACAGTAGGAGAGATGACAGCTAGTGAAAAAGCAAGATTTAAACGTGAAAAAACCAGCAGCAAGAAGATAGAATATCAACATAAGCGTAAAACTAGAACAAAACGTAAGAAAAAATGAGATTAACACCAAAACAACGTAAACAATTAGAGGAACATTCGGTGCACCATACCGATAGGCACTTGAATTATATGAAACGCAAAATGCGTGATGGATTTAGCTTCAAGAAAGCTCACGAAATGGCAATGAACAGGGTGGGTAAATGACAAAAGATTCAAGGTTAAAGAGATTCGGACTGTCTGGATTTAATAAACCCAAGAGAACTCCTAACCATCCCACGAAATCTCATGTTGTATTAGCAAAAGAAGGCGATAAAATAAAATTAATACGCTATGGTCAACAGGGTGTATCTGGTGCAGGGAAAAATCCCCAAACCGAAAAAGAAAAAGCAAGACGTAAGTCTTTTAAAGCTCGTCATGCTAAAAATATAGCAAAAGGCAAAATGTCGGCAGCTTTTTGGGCTAACAAAACTAAGTGGTAACTCATGACCTACGCACTCCCAGGATTATTAAAAACAAGTATTACTGCTTCATCTTCTGTAGGAAGTGTTGATAGTCCATTCGTTCGTACCAGAGCCGTATTGGATATGGTAAAGGGTTGGGAAATAATGAAAGCTGTAAGTGAAGGAACAGAATATCTAAGAGAAAATTCTGAAGCATTCTTACCATTAGAACCAAGAGAAGATTACGATGCTTATCTCGCAAGAGTAAACAGATCAGTATTCAGTCCTTTCACTCAAAGATTAATAAGAGCAGCTACAGGTTTAGTTCTAAGAAAACCAATAACATTAACGGGCGATCCATACTGGACAGAAATGTTCAAGATGGATGTTGATGGTTGTAAATCAGACTTAGATGAATACGCAAGAAGATTATTGATGTGTTCTCTTACTTATGGTCAAAGTCATATACTTGTAGATTATCCTGCACCTTCTGGTGCAATGAGTTTAGCTGAAGAACGTCAACAGAATCGTAGACCATATTGGATCGAAATAGATCCTACAAATATCTATGGTTGGAGATTAGACAGAGAATCTAATTATGGAAATTTAACTCAGGTAAGAATAGCTGAAAGGGCAGTATTACCCGATGGTGCTTTTGGTGAAAAGATTTATGAGCAGATGAGAGTTATAGAACCTGGTCGTTATCGTGTTTTTAGAAAGAAAGGAACAATAGAAGATATGTATGAAGAAGATAGTGGTGCTTATGCTGGAAATATGAATAGTCCTGCTGGAGAAACGGATTTTAAATTAGCAGAATCAGGAGAATTTTCTCTTGGTGAGATACCATTAGTTACTGTTTATTCTGGAAAAGTTGAAAATTTAGTAAGTAAACCACCTTTATTAGACATTGCATATTTAAATCTTGCACATTTCCAAAGACAAGCTGATTTAATTCATAGTTTGCACGTTGCATCACAACCGATGTTGGTAATGGAAGGATATGATGATCAGACTAAAGATTTAGCTATCTCTGTTAATTATGCAATGGCAACTCAGCCAGGAAATAAAGTTTACTATGTCGAACCAGCTTCTAGTGCATTTGAAGCACAATCCGCTGAAATAAAAGAATTACAAATGCAAATGGCTACTCTTGGTATTAGTACATTAAGTCAACAAAAGTTTGTAGCTGAATCTGCTGACGCTCGAAGATTAGATCGTGTTGACACAAACTCTATGCTTGCAATGGTATCTATGGAATTAGAACAAAAACTACAAAAAGCATTTAATTTATCTGCTGAATATGTAGGAATAGAACCTCCAGAAGTAAAGATTAGTAGAGACTTTGATATTGAAAGGTTAATTGGACAGGATATTACAGCATTAACATCATTATTTGATCAGCAAGTGATAGATAGAGAAGAATTTAGAGATATTTTGGTACAGGGAGAAGTGTTACCAACAGCGAATGAAGTCAAACCTGAATAGTTTGTTAGAATAACAGTTAAGTACATATAAATTATGGGCAAACATCTAGATTATGTTCAGCAATCTGACGGAACATACAAATGGGAACTAGCAGAAATTCCTGCTGTTAAGTCTACTCCAGTAGAATCAAAAACAGAAACTAAAAAAGTTTCTAAAAAGAAAACCTCAAACATTTTATCCGACTAATTTATGGCAATCGAAGAAAAAGTAGTTCAGTCCGAGTCTGTGACTCCTTCTGATCAGTC